TGGAAGAACTTTTAGAAGCTTAAAAATAGCTGAAAACAGAATTGGTGGTAGACAATCATTCATGCGTTTGTCGTGCCTTCCGCGGCAAATGTCAATAGGTAAGCGTAACAAAAAGTAAAAAAATTTTCAAACGCCCCCAAAAATCTGGTTGAACAGGTCTGCGCTGCTATACCACCCCAGGATCTTGCGGGGGTATCTGTTCAGCCAGTCCTCCACCATGCGGACCTCTTTGGGGGAAACTCTGTCGAAGTTGGTTCCTTTTGGGAACTTCCGCCGGATCATCTGGTTTTGCTTTTCGTTGCTCCCCCTTTCGCTGCTGCAATAGGGATGACAGTAATACACTTTGGTGCGCTGGCCGCCTGCCTTAAATATGGAGGTTTCCATGCCCTCGCAGTTGGAAAACTCCGTGCCATTGTCCACGGTAATGGTCTTGAACACTTCCGGGAACATTTTTCCGTATTTCCGCTCCAGCGTATTCATGGCCCGCACCACGCTGGCGGCGCTCTTGTCCGGGATCAGGCGCATGATTTCCTGGCGGGTCACCCGCTCGGTTAGGGCCATAAGGCACTTGTGGCCGCCGCGGCAGGACACCACCAGATCCATTTCCCAGTGGCCAGGCTCTTGGCGTGTGTTTACCTCATCCGGCCTTTTCTCTATGCTGTCCCCCTTTGCGGCGGATTTCATGCGGCGTATGTGCTTGGTTTTCTTTTTCTGGCGGGACCCCTTAAAAGGCAGGTCTTTATTGGTCAGGCGGGCAAAGATCCGCTTTTCTACATAGGAATAAAGTGTCTGCCGGCAGACGCGCACCCCGAACTCCCCATATATTTCCGGGTGGTTTTCAATTTCATGCAGGGCGGCGGAGGGGCTGTAATCGTAATCCACGATCAGCTCCTCCAGCTTTTCGGCATAGTCCCTATGGTTTCCGATCTTCAATCCCGGCCCTTTAGCTTCCAGATTGGCTTCGTACCTCTTTTGTGATCGCTCCGGGATGTATTCGGTCACCTCGATGTAATCCGCGTTCATGTAGGTGTATGTGCCTCTCTTTAACTCACGGCAGACGGTGGCCGCACTCACATGGAGGGCCGCACCGATCTGGCGCATAGTCGCTCCCTCTTTCCGCATTTTTGCCATTTTGTTCCGATCATGGGCGGTTAAGTGCTTATATCCTTTCATGGGGGCGGCCTCTCTTTCTCTGTAATATGACAATAGGCCGGCGTGGTTCTTTCTACCACGCCGGCCTATTCTTTGTCCAGCAGCCACAGCACAGGGATCTCCAGCACCTCCGCAATGGCCACGGCCTCGAAGTCCGTCACAATCCTTGCCCCGCTCTCCATGCGGCTGATCACATCCCGCTCCACCATGATCCCCCGCAGTTGCAGCAGTTTGCATAGCTCAGACTGGGAAAGTCTCCTTTTCTGCCTGGCCTCTCGGATCCGGTCCCCGCACAAATTCCTTTTCCCGTTGATTTCGTAAAACTTCACCCGGCGCCCCTCCGTTGTGGATATGACCCACATTTTTCTTGATATTAACACAGGCCGGCGTCAAAACCCGTGGTAATATTCAGCACAAGAAAATTATAGGCCCTTTGGCGCAGGGTTATTCATTGGGGCCGCGGTTCCACTCCTATGGCCCACCGTCAGCGGGTGATTTTCATAATGTCATTTGGGGTGCAGTCCATCAGCAGGCACAGCTTTTCAATGGTTTCAGTTGTGACCGGCTTCCCCTCTCTTAACTTTTGCAGAGTGCTTTGTGATAGGATGTTTTCCTTTCTGATCCGGTATGTGGTGATCCCGGCCTCTTTCATTTTTTCAAATGCTCCCTGGTAACTGATTGCCACTTTCGCCACCTCCCTGTGCGGATATTGTATCACGCTTTATGCACTCTGTAAAGTGCACAAAGTACACAAATACAAGCTCCTTATTTCGTGCATATTGCCGCTTGATTATACACCCTTTAAGGTCTATAATAATACTCGTAAGGCAGGGGTGCCCAACCCCTTATGAAAGGAAGTGAGGCAATGGAAACCGGGATGACAAATGCGGAGTTTAACGCCTTTCTTGAAACCTTGGCCCAGCTCGTGGAAAGTAAGGCCAAAACGGTACAAGAGGCCGCCGCGCCAATTCGGCAGGCGCAAGCAAAATAAAATGGTGCGCGGCCCTACCTGACAAGTAAACCGCGCACCAAATCCCAAAAGGGTGGCCGGTAGCCTTACACCGGCTCACCCCCATTTTACAAAAGTAAGGCGAATAAATCAAGGGGGCTTTTCAGATGGCTATTTTTGAAGTGGGCAAAAAGTATTACGACACCAGCGCGTGTGACCATAACTGCATTTTCGTTGTGGAGATCGTCAAGCGCACGGCCAAAACGGTGACTTTCCGCCGGGGTGGACAGGAGCGCCGGGCGAAGATCCACACGGACAACAACGGGGAATATATTATCCCGGAGCGGTACAGCATGGCTCCCGTGTTCCGGGCCAGCCGTGAGTATGTGGAGGCCCCGGAGGAGGCGGCCACCGCCTCCCCGGACCCCGTGGCCGCCTATATCCCCCAGGCCGCGCAGCCCACCGATCACCCAGGCGTGGTCATGGTTGGCCAGCCCGTCGTGGGCAACTGGGGCGCCATGTGTCCTATGGGTATCGGCGTGATCGTCGGTTTCACGGAGAGGGAGGGCACCCGCTGGACCCCCGCCGCCACCATGGCGGTGATCCGCTGGGACGATGGCCACACCTCCATGGAGGCCCTGGAGGACATACACCCCCGCGGGTGGCGTTCTCCCAGTGGTAGCCCCTTGGGCGTGTTCTTTGCCCGATAAAATAATATATGCCGGGCCGGGCGGCTACTTCCCGGCAGAAAGGCAGGAAATTATGAGATACAGCGAACAGCAGCGGGCCTATAATCAGGCCCGGCAGGCCAGCGAATTGGCCGGGGCCAGGGCCGCCGCCCACGAAAGGGCGTTTTTAGTAGCCAGGGGCGCCACGGATCGGCGCGGGCGTCCCGCCCGGTGCCTTTGGCAAATCGAAAATGACGCCGTTTTCGACGCCCTGGAGGCGGAATACCAATCGGACCCGGAGGCCGTCAAACTGCAAAAGGCCGATATGGCCGCCAGGGCGGCGTTGATAAAAGCAGAAAAGGCCCTGGTGGCCTGGGCGCTCTCCATTGTTCCCACTGGTATTCGCGCCACCCTTGCCCCCGCCGCCGAAACGGACCACACCACCCGGAAAAAGATCATTGACTTGGCCATGCGGTTGGATGCCTCCACCGTGTCCCACCGCGTCGTATAAAATGCCCCCGGCACCTACACGGTGCCGGGGGTTCTCTTACTCCGTTTTGTCTTTGTTCCAGTTCGTGATCTGCTCCAGGGCCTCCCGCAGTTTATCAAATCCAAACATAGCCGCATAGGCCACGAACAGGCCCAGGGCTACCGCGCCGGCCACCATGTACCAGGTGACTACCCAGCCCATGATCTGGAACACCGCAAAGAACGCCACCAGGGTGACGGCCATGGCCACCACCACCGCCAGGATATTGGTGGGGATCTTGTCCCAGGTGATTTTCTTCACAACCTGGGTGATGATGTTGGTGATCACGGTCAGGATCAGGGCCGCCAGCAGGACGGCGGACACCGCCAGGGGAATGTACTGCATAATGGTTTCCATGTATATGTCCTCCTTGAAATTATTTCACAGCCCCGCCCAGGGCGCACAGCAGCAGGTCCAGGGAGGGGAATGTGTCGTAATTGTCCAGCCAGTAGTCCGGGGTGTTGATCACGCCGGCGGCCACCAGGGCGGCCACGCCCTCCTGGGGGGTGTCCGTGCGCGGCTTTTCCTTGGTGATGGTCTGCGCGGCCCTTTTCAGCAGGATCCCCAGGTATTGGACTTCCCCGGCCTCCGCCGCGTCTGCCCAGTAGTCCGGGGAGTTGATCACGCCCAGGGCTTCCAGCTTGTCCGCCGCGGCCTGGGGGGTGTCCTGGAGCATAAGCACCTGGCCCGCCCGGATCAGGTTCCGGTTTTGGATGGCGTTGATCTCCACCAGGGTGTCCACGGTGGTTCCGCACTTGGCGGCGATCTTGGAAAGGCTGTCCCCGGATTTCACCGTGTAAATGGTGGGGCCGCCCGCCGTGGCCGTTCCCCCGGAGGTCCCGCCCAGCTTCTTGGCAATGGTGGCGAAGTCCGGGCAGATAAAGCCGCGGATGTACTTTCCATTGATGGCCATGGTGCGCTTGCCCACCTTGCCGCCGGTCATGTTCCCCTCCGTCACCACAAAGGAGGAGGCCCCCTCCTGGGTCACGATCCCAATATGGTCCCCGGCTCCGGTGCAGTCGCCTTTCCCGGTGTCGTCCCAGTCGTACACACAGGCGTCCCCGATCTTGGGGGTGTGGGCGTCGTTTTCTATCCAAATGCCTTTACCCTTTGCCACAACGGTGAACTTCTCCACGCCGCACTCGGTCCCGGTGTACTCCGCGATTCCAGCCTTTATGTATGCCGCGCTCACCGTGGCCGCACAGTAAGCATCCTTCACCTGCATTTTGTAGCCGCGGGCCAGGGGCTTGTGGCTGTTGTAGATCTCCAGGATCTCCAGGTGCTTGGCGCTGCCCTTGGTAGCGCCCACCCATGCGTTGATAATGTCGGCAACTTTCTGCCGCAGTTGGTTTTCTGTCATTGGTAAATCCTCCTTAAATGCCCACATCCGGCGGCTCTGGCCGGTCCGTGGGCGGTTCCACCGGGGCGGTCTGGTGGCCGCTCCCGCTCGTTCTGGCGGCCTCCGCCGCCTGTTTTTCTTTGGTGGTCTTAATCCACCCCATGACCCCGTTTTCAAATCCGCAGACGCCGAACACGCAGGCGGTCAGGGTGGACGGCTCCCCGCCGGTGTGCCAGAACACGGCCAGGGCGGCCACGGTATAGGCCACCAGGATCACGCCCTCTAGCACCAGCACCTTGTCCATGGTCCCCATTTTCTTCTTTTCCGCCTCGGCCACACGCCTGGCCGCTGTGTAGTTGCCCCTGGTCAGGCGGTGGGCGGCCCAGCACAGGAAAAAGCCCAGCGCGGCCCCTCCGGCCATAGCCGCCGCCGCGGTCAGCAGTGTTTTCATTGCTCCCGCACCTCCTCACAGAAAGTCCGCCGTTTTCAGGCAGTCCTCATAAATATTTTTGATCCGCTGGGAGGTCAGCACCGTGGTGTTGTTCTCAAAATTGGGGTGATTGTCGCAATACCGCTCGTAGGTGGTGATATCCCGCAAAATCTGGTCAAAGTGTTCTTTTGTGTGTCGTACCCCGTGGATGGTTTCATCCCCGAAATGGAGGATCCTGGATCGGCAGTTGATTGCGTCCCGCTCCTCCTGATCCGCTTTCATTCCCACCAGGTCCCGCTCCAGCTGGTCCACCTTGGCGATCACCTCCCCATTGATAGCCCGCCCAATGGCCTTTGCCAGCGCGGACCATGGATTGATCTTAATAGGGGCAATCTGTATCACCGTAAGCACGGCCAGCAGGATCCCGCCGCCGGTCAACACTTCCGCCGCCGTCATGTGGACACCTCCCCAATGGCCTGGGCGTAGTCCCGGCGGACCGCCGCGATCTCCTCCTCATGGTGGAGCGCATGGAGCTGCGCCAGCTCCATGGCCTTGGCCTGTAAAATCACATTCATCCAGTCGATGATGTCGCACAGCTCCGCCACTAGCTTTGTGTTGTCCATGGCCGTCACCCCCTCGCTCCGATCAGGGCGGCAATGTGCCGCAGATCCTCCACCGGGGCCTCGAAAAATGCGTGTCCCCATATAAAGTGATCCTCATGCTCCGGGTGTCGGTACTTCTGGCACACGGGATCCTCCCACACGCGATCCCATCGGGCTTGATGGTCCTTGTCCCGCTTCTCCAGCCGCTTGGTGATGGCCAGCGTCAGGGCGCCCCGCTCCCGTCCCTGGCCGTCATCATCCCGCGCAAAATACATGTGGGCCTTTCGGCTGGTTACTGCGCACAGCCGGTGCCCCTGGTGGGTCAGGTAATCGTCCACGGCCTCCACCGTGGTGCCGTATGGGAGATTGACTGGGCCGGCGATGGTGTCGATCCTGGCCCGCTGCTTTACGATGTAGATCCGCCCCATGGGTTACTCCACCGCCTCCCATTGCCACAGGCCGGCGGTTCCCGGCGCCCATACGCAAGGCTTCATATCCCCCTTGCAAAGATACACGGCGGCGTTATAGGAGTAATACAGCCCACTGGTGCAGTCCATCCCGTATACCCACGGGATCGGGTCCTCCTCGGTCCCCGCGTGGGTGGCGTCAATGGGCCGATAGATGGCCAGCATACCCTCCCCGTGGGGCGGTTGGTGTGCCTGGGGCGTCACCGCCTGTACGACGCGGTACAGCGTTCCGCCGTCATTCAGGATCATGTCCTTTTCCAGTTGTGCGCCCGCCTCCAGCGCCTCCCCCCAGGTCTTGAACAGATCCGGCATTTCCAACGCGGTTGCGTCCGGCACATCTGTGGCCGCCTGTACATACAGGCGGGCCGCCGCAGACAATTGGCCGGACAGCCTCGCGTTGTTCTCCGCGCTTTCCTTGGCCGCCCGGATTTCCGCGCCGGCGTCCGCCGCCTCCAGGATCACGCTCTCCGCGCCCTCCAGGGCCTCCCGGCTCAGTAGGTGGTACACGGTCCCGTTATAGGCAATCCCCGCGGCCTCCGCCTCCTGGCACAGCACAAAGCACCCGTTTCCGGCCCGCCGCACATAATTGGGGGCCTCGATCAACGCCAGCTCGGCCCCGTCCTTTACAATCCGATACATGCTTTTTCCTCCTCGGTTTTCCTGCCCTTGATGAACAGGGTATAATACAGGCGGCGCAGCTTCAGCACCCGCCCATGGTCGTTGAATTGCTCATAGTAGGCGATTGGGCCTTTCAGCCACTCTGCCACCTGCTCTACGGTCTTTTCCCCGGCGTCCACCTGCTGGCGGAAATATCGCATTTTCCGCCGCGCCCGCTTCATGCCGTCCCTGCACCCGTGCGTGATGATCCGCCCACTGGGCAAAATCTGAAACTTGGCTTTGCAGAAACGGAAAGGCTTCTCCAGGCTGATCACATGGCATTTATTCCGGTTGATCGTCAGCCCCTTTTCCTCCGCCCGGCGGATCATGGCCTCCAGGACCTCCTTCGCCCGCTCCACAGTCTCCAGGATCGCGTTGTAATCGTCCATATAGTGGCCCATGCCGTGGATGGACAGCTGGCATTTCATCCAATTGTCCAGATAGGAGGGCAAGGCCACCATTTCCTGCTGGCTCGGCTCCACGCCCAGGTACATGCCCACCTCTCCCGGCACCGTGGCCACCATCAGATCCGCCAGCGCCCGCAGGTCCGGGTCCATGATCAGGCGCCGGTGCCGCTCATACAGCAGCGCGTGGGGCGCGTCCGGGAAAAAGTGGTGAAAATCCGCCAGCATGATGGCGCCATGCCACCCGTGCCGCCGGTAATGCCAGCGCAGCTGTTCCTTTAGCCTCTGGTAATGGAAGTGCAGGCCCTTTCCCTTCTGGCTGGCCCCGTTGTCGTAGATTGTACTGGGGCAGTAGAGCGGCGCCAGCACCTCCCTGGTGAAAACCTTGTGGATCTGGCGGTCCGTGATGTGCGGGGCGTCGATGATCCGAAACTTTCCCCGCTCCCGCAGAGGAAAACGGATCGTTTTTCCCGGCCTCCATTTCCGATCCAGGATCTTGCGCCGGCGCTTGGCCGTGCCGGAAAACAGGTGCAGTTCAAAGTTGTGGGTGGATCCTTTCCAGCGCACGCCGTTGCAGCACTTTTTCCCATACTTGAACATGTTTCGATAGCTGAAAACGCTCGCCAGTCCGCCCAGGCTGTCGCTGCGGGCCTGTCTGTTTCTTCTCCGCCGCGCTTGGCGGCGTCGGTATCGCGCCTCCCGGCGCTCCTCGCTGGTCATAATATTTTTATTCGCCCTCCGCATAGTTGTCTTGTTGGTGCGCGTCTAAACTACTTTGGCCCGGCACATGAAACGGGGATAGCGCAATACCCCGCCATGCAAGCAGCGTCCGTGCAGGGCCGTCAGTGGGCAGTTTTAGGGGTTTTCACCCAGGGCAGTATTTCTCCTTTTATACGGGTTCGGGACGCGCCCGGCGTCCGCCTGCAACCCATTCTATAAAATCCGGGGGCCAGCGCCCTTGAATTGTCGGCGTTGTTGTTGTTGGCCGTGCCGTCCGTATTGACAAGGCAGAAATTGTTGCTGTTGCCCGCATTGGCGGAACGGGTCCACGCATTGACCGCCGCCTGCCTGCCGCCCTGCCGCTCGGCACTTGTTCAGAAATACACCCAGTTATGACCTATTTCCGTTTCCTGTCGCTCTCCATGATGTTCCGCAGCAGGGTCTCCTCCTGGTCGATCAGCTCTCCCAGCTCCTGGGCCATGCGGTCCAGCCGCTCCACGGCCTCCTTGGGCGCCACGCTCTTGCCCCGGCTGTCCGTGAACGCGCCCTGCGGGTTGCAGTACAGGATCTCATAGCAGTGTGTCAGGCGCACATCCAGCGCGGACAGGGCGGCCAGGGCCTCCATGTGGTGCGCTTTCCGCAGCTCCTTGCGCTGTTCGTCGGAGGGAAAGATTTTATTTGCCTCCTCCGCGTGGTCCATGGCCAGCCCCGCCAGGTGGGCGGTGTCCGCCGCGATCAGCCGGGAGTATCGGGCGGACAGCCGCGAAAGGAAATCCACGGTCTTCACATAGATCTGGTTGGCGGTGTTCACATACTCCGCCTTGCTGGTGGTGCGCTTCTCTTTCAAAACGGACACGGCGGTGTCCTCCTCTCTTGGTTTCTGCTTCCCCGGTCATCCCGCCCGCTTCCGCGGGACGGGATTGGGGACGGATATGCTGCGGCGATTAGGCGGCAAAGCCGGGGGCCAGCGCCCATGAATTGTCGGCGTTGTTGGAGGTGGCCGTGCCGTCCGTATTGACACGGCAGAAACTGACGCTGTTGCCCGCATAGGCGGAACGGGTCCACGCAAAGACCGCCGATCCCGTGTTGTCGTGCCGGTAATGCACCTTGCTGTTGCCTGCCTTATAGTAATCGTACTGTTTTAAGTATCCTGTTTCCAGGGAGTCTGCATAAGTTATAGCCCCATGATACTCGTATTCTGATAACAGGAATAAGTAATCTTGTGTGAAATGTTCCGTCGATGAGGTGGCCGGCTGGCCGTTTCCTGAATTATTTGCAAATTTTTTACAGCTTTTCATCACGGCCCGGAGGTCAGAGGGCAGGGCCGCCAGCAGGGAGTTGGCCGGGGGGCTGGACGGGGTACCGGAGTTGCCCAGCACGGTATTCCGCATGTAGCTGCTCTTCCATCCGCCGGAGTTGGTGCGGCTGGTGTTCATGCAAAAGCCGCTGGTCACATAGTTGCCGTAACTGCTGTCGCACAGGCCCACCAGCTTATTGGAGATCTTCCCGATCTGGAAGTGGATCCGGCTGCTGCCCTCCTGGCTGCTGTTGTGGTTAAAGCCCAGGATGAACACGGCCACGGACAGGTTGGAGAATGTAAAGCCCTGCACGGCCCCGTTGATGGTGATGGTCTTGGTGTCGCCCACATCCCAGTAATCGCCGCCCTTGCCCGCGTCGGACACCGCCTTGATGGTGGCCCAGCTGTTGGAGTTCAGCGTGGTGCTGATCGTGGTCACGGTGATGGCCTGGGTGGTGGTCTTGGTCACGCCGCCCTCGCTGTACGAAATGGTGATGGCGGTATTGCCCGCCGCCAGGGCGCCGGTGGGGGAATAGGTGTACCCGCCCACCGCCTGGCTGCTGCTGTCCGTGTAGTAGGCCGTCACCACCATGCCCGCGGTGCTGAACTTCTCACCGGAAAAATAGCTGGTGCGGCTGGGCGGCGTGGTGACTGCGATCCGATCCAGCACCTTGGCCACCGTGATGGCCTGCGTGGCGGTCTTGGTCACATCCCCCTCCGTGTAGGAAACCGTGATGGTGGTATCACTCAATTTCAGGGCGCCGGTGGGGGAATAGGTGTACCCAGTCACCGCACGGCTCTGGCCGTCGGTATAGTGGGCCGCCACCACCATGCCCGCCGGAGTGAAGCTCTCCCCGTACTTGTAGGCGGTTTTCGTGGGCGGGTTGGAGATCTCAATGCTGGCCAGCACCCGCACCGTCACCGCCACGCTGGCGGTCTTTTTGATCCCGCCCCGCTGATAGTTCACCGTGATGGCCGTGGTGTCCTTGGAGATGGTGGCGGGGGAGAATGTGCAATCGTCCGTCACATTTTCGGTGGTGTCATCCGCAAAGGTGGCAGTTACCACCATTCCCGCCTGGTCAAATGCTTCTCCGATGTAATAAGTCTTTTTGTTGGGCTGGGTGGTGACTGCGATCCCCTCGGTGATCATCAGATCCACCTCGTACAGCAAGGCGCCGTTGACCTCTACCACCTGGGTGGCGGTCTGTTCGTCCAGGGTGGCCGTCACGGTCCAGTTCCCCACATTGGGCAATTCAAATTCCGTGGATCCCGTTCCCTCCAGGGTGGTTTCTCCGTCCGAACAGGTGACGGCGGCGCCCGTGCAGGTGGTCACCTTGATGGTGGGGCTTTGCACACCGATGGCCTCTTTCAAGCTCTGGAGGGTGGCCCGCATGTGCTGGCCGGTTTCATGGTTCACAAACGGGATGTAATCCTGCGTGGCCATTTCCTCCGCCACCGGCAGGGTGTTGGTGGGCTGCTGGTAATCCGTCCCCGGCTTGGCCGCACCCACCTTGTAGGTGTCCCCGCCCTCGCCGGTGTTCTTGGTCCCTTTCAGCAGTCCCTCCACCTTGATTGCGTCCTGCTTGTCTTTCAGGGCGCCGTTGTGGGCGTTAGGATCCTTGTTGTGTTTGTCGATCAGGTCATCCAGCCCGGCCTCCAGATCCGGCTTTAGGGTCCCGTTGAAGTAGTCCGCCACATCCTCGGCGGTCATCCATGCCTCCGCGGGGTAGGACACATCCACCTCCACGCCGGCGGTCACGGTGATGGAAACGGGGTAGCGGCGCACATCCGGGGCGGTTCCCTCCACATAGGCGCTCACATACTGCTTTTGCTCCCCCAGGGACCCATAATAGATCATGGTTTCGGCCCCGTTCTCTACCTTGCCGAACACGGCAAAACCGCCGATCCAAAACCCCTCCTGTAATCCGCCGTTCAGGTCGCTGCGGTACTCCACCAATATATTGACGGCGGCGCCCTCCACCGTTGGCACGGTGCTGGTGCCGTTGGGGCCTGGGTCAATGGGGGCGGTCAGCTTCCGGGCGGCCTCCGCGCTCTCCGCCGTGCCCTTGTCCATGACCACCTTTGTAATGGTCAGCTTATCGCCGGCCACCATTTTGGCCAGCAGATTGTTGCCGGCCTCTGTAATGACAAATCCGTAAAACATGGTTGCCTCCTCTTACTCCGCCGCCGGTATGGCGGTCTGTGTGATAGTTCCGAAAACCCCGCCCGCTCGGATCGGGGCCTCCATGCCGTAGTCCATGGGCGCCGCCGGCAGGGCGGTGGACATGTAGCCCCGCCCCATGGCGCCTGTGATCGTCAGGGCCGCCGGATCCATCTGCGAAATGGTGATAATATCATCCAGCCAGGAGGAAAGGCGCTTGACAGAGGCCAGGACCCGCCGGAACTCCTCCAGCTCTCCCGGCCCTACCTCGCCGCCGTCCCCCACATAGGCCCGGAAATGGTGCGGATCGCCGTCATACTCGTACCACTCCTCGATGTACCCGGTTTCAAAGATGGTTTCAATAATCCGGTTGACCGCCGCCGGGGTGCCCATCTGTGTGTAAAACAACAGGGACCCCTCGATCAGCGCCCGCTTGGTCTTGATGGAATAATTTTCATCATAGGACGGGGTGCGCAGCTCCACGGCCATGTAATCCAGCAGCCACTCCGGCATGGTGGCAATGGCCGCATAGGTCCGGGCGGCGTCGGAATAGGCGCACAGCTTTTCCACCTGCCGCCCCACCGCGTAGGCAATCGCCTGGACCTCCGCCTGGCTGGCCAGGTTCTCCGGCATAATGTCGGTAAAGCGGCTCCCGGAAAGTTTAATCATCCTCCAGCCCTCCATAGGTCACGGTGGCCTCTCCCTGGAGGGCGGACACCTTGGTGGCCGCCACGGCGGTGTATGTGGGGGCCGTCACAGTCACCCGCTTGGCCCCGGCCTCCATGACCATGGCCACCAGCTTGGAGGGGTTTATGTCCCGTCCAATGGCCCGCTGCCAGGTCTGATAATCCGCCACCGCCTGGGCCACCGCCGCCTGGATGGTCACGGCCTTGGCGCTGTCGCTCCTGTTGATGTAATAGGTCAGGCCGATGGTATAAGGGATCTCCTCCGGGGCCGATACATTGACCAGATCCGTCATGGGCCGGATCGTCTTGTCTTGCAGATAGCCCTTTAGCCCGTTGATCATTTCCGGCCCAGGCTTTGCTCCGTCGGCCATAATGAAAACAATATCCACCGTGCCGGCCTCCTGGTCGCTGGTTGCCACCACATCCCCAATGGCCGGGCTGTACGCCTTGGCGTGGTATAGGTAGCTGTCCTCCGGCCCCGCCGTGGAATAGGCACCTGGGGCCAAAAAAACCCGCTCCGCCAGGTCTGCGTCACTCTCAATCTCCGCCCCGCCCTCCGTGGTCGCGGTATTGGTCACGCTGGCCACATAGGGGACGGGATCCGCCATGGTGGACAGCTCCCCGGCGGTCAGGCCGTTTCCGGCGCTTCCGGTTTCGGTGCATGTGGCCGCCACTTCCACCTCCGTGCTGCCCGGTGGGATCTCCGCGTATTCGTCCGTGGCAAAGTACACAGACCCGGAGGACGCCACCCTGGTGCCCTGCGGGATGGCCGTTGCCGTTTCCCGCTCCGCCGCCAGAGTAAAGCGCAGGGTACAGGTTGCCGCCGTGGCCGGGCTTCTGGTGACGCCCTTAAAAAGCGCCAGGTTGTCCAGGTAGTCGGAATAGCTGTATTTCAATATGCTTTGCTTACCCTGCCGATCAATGTACTGCATGGCCTGGTAGATCTGTGCCGCCGCGGCATACAGGATCATACGGTGGACGCTGGCACGGTCCAGGGAAACAGTCACGCCCTGGGCCTGCGTCATGTGTTCCTCATAATCGGCCACCATTTCGCTGCGCACATCTTCCACCGTCTTATTGTCAATAAAGCTGATTTCCGGCGTGTTCTCGATTGCTGACATATCAGGCACTTGTGATCACCACCTTGGGATAAAATACGCCCTCGCCGCCATGGGTCCATTGGACGGACTGCACCCGCACCTCCGGGATAAATTGGGCCGTCTTTTTCGTGATCTCCGCCGTGTAAAGGCTCTTGGCCACCTCCGGCGGCATGTCCACAAAATCCATGTTGATCCCAAATTCCCGATCCAGCGGCATGGTTCCCTCTCTGGTGGAGTACAGCAGGGCCAGTTTTCGGTCCAGTTCCTCCATGGCGTCATTGGCAAAAGTGAATTGCAGTTGAAAATCAAAAGGTGAAATATTCATGCGTATTCCTCCAGCGTGATGGACAGGGCGGCCTTGACCAGCTCCCCGCGGCTGAATATGGTGGACCAGGTTTCGCTTGATCCGGTCAGCCGAAATGGATTTTTCCCCACCGGCCTGTTGCCGATGACCAAATATTCCGCCGTCCCTGCTTCCACCATGCCCTCCACCGCCTCCAGCACGGACCGGGGGCGCACCCCCAGGCCGGCGGACAGGTATATGGTCAGGTTTACAGCCTGGAGGCCAGGGCCTAAAAACTCCGCCTTTGGCTTTGCTCCCATGGCTTCATGGATGGCCCAGCGCCCGGAGGTTTCCCTGGTCATTTCCTGGAGGATCAGGGCGGTTTCGTCGCTCACCTCAAAGACGATTTTCCGCCCCAGCGTTCCAATGGTCACAGCTTACCCTCCTATCCTCACATCAGGGCTGCCGCCCGTCACGGTCCCGCTCCCGCTGTGCGCGGTCAGGGCGTCACCCATGCGGGCCGCCGGCTTCCCGTTGATCCGCACCGTCCCGCTCCCGGCGCCCACGGCGCCCTGGCTGGACCCACAGCACCCGTCCCGCTCGGTAGTGATACTCCCCACCGTAGCGGCGGACAGGCCATTGATCCGCACTGTCCCCGAACACGCCCCGGAGATCTCCCCACTGAACGGTTCCGGGGAGTGGGGCGGCACATGCCCCGTGTGTTCCCCGGCGGTGGTTCCCGCCACCGCGTCGGTTATTCTTGCCGCCTGCGGCATAGATCCCGCCTCCTTTAGTTCAGGTCGATGGTGGGGGCGTTTATGGTCACCGCTCCGCCGGCCTCAATTTTGATGGCCCCGGCGCATTGGATGGTCAGGGTGCTGCCGTCATACCGGATCATGGCTTCCCCCGGCGTTCGGCCCAGGTCCTTGCGGAACAGGCCCTCCGCGCCCTCCGGGGGTTTGTTATTGCCGGACCAATACCGGCCCAGGACCAGCCCCGCCTCGGTCCCGTTGGATAGGTGCAGCACCATGACGGGATCCCCCACCTTTGGCATGTTGTACTCTGTGCAGAGCATGGGCAGGGGGGCGGTCACGCTGTTGTCCTTGTCGGGGTAGACCACCCGCACCAGGCCGGCGGCGTAGTCAATGGACGAAACCTTGCCCACCCTGAAAATTTCATTTGCCATGTAGTTCTCCTCAATCCGCTGTCAGGGCGTTGGCCGCGCTGATCAGCAGAGTGTCCAGCCATGCCAGGGAGGAGTAAGCGGTGGCCCAGTAGTCCGGGGAGTTGATCACCCCGGTGTTGGTCAGCACTTTCAGCGCCGCGTCCACCGTCGTGATACTTGTCCCGCCCAGGTTTACCTTGATCCGGGTTGCCATGTTCAAGATCAGGCCGTCCAGGTTTTTCACATCCTTGTAATGGGCCACCCAATACTCCGGGGAGGCCATGACGCCCACGGCGGCCAGCCCCTCGGAGGCGTCCTTGAACACTTCCTCGCTCATGGCTTTCAACAAGGACAAGTCCCGGAGGAGATCGTACCCCGCCCCGACATGGTGTGTAATGCTGTCTATGTAATACTTGCCGGAAAGGCGCCCCAGGCCCACCACAGTGACACACTGGGAGGCCACCAGGGCGGCGTTGCCTGTCATGGTCACGGATAGGGTGGTGGCGCCGTGGTTCGCCTTGTCCACCGCCGCCCGGATCCGCCGCTCTGCGTCGGCCAGATTGTCCGCTTTGCCGGATTGTTTCAGGATCCGTGTGCCAGTCCCCACAGTGGCCTTGATCTCCTCCTCGGTGATCGGGTCCGTGTAGGTGTACTCCCCGCCGGTGTAGGTCCCGGCCAGGGCCTTTTTCCAGCTCCAGCTCTCCATATCGGTTTCCCGTATGGTCAGCACAGGGTCCTTTTTCTTGTACGCCTCCCGGTCAAATACCACGATTTTTTGGGCGTACACTTTCATGGCGTAGCCGTAAGCGTCGCACAGCTCCATGTAAAAATCACAATCGGTCTGCCCGGACTGCTCAATGGACTGGATCGTGAAAGGGGTTCCCTCCACATCCCAGGCCAGGGCAATGCCCGCCCGGCTTGCAATCTCTTTTCCGATTTCCTGGACGGTCACCTTTTCCCAGGTCTTTGTCCGCTCGGTTTCCCGAAAAGCGCCGTCCGCCGGCACCGACACGGCGGAAATGGTCCCGGTAATGGGCCAGCCCGCAAACTCGAAATTGTCCAGGATGAAAAACCCGCAGGGGAGGGCGCGGTTGTCGCCCTCCCGCTCCCAGTCGGAAAGTTTTATGGCGGCCTCCAGCGTATCGCCCGCCAGAGGCATCCAGGCCACCGTCCACTGGCGGTCCCGGTCATGGATTGCAATATCCAGGCTGTCCGCCTCTCCGCTGGCGGGGTCCGTGTAGGTGATCTCCGTGGTCTGGCCCAGCATTTTACTTTTTACCGCCGCGCCGTTCCAGGTCAGATCCACCGCCGCGCTGCGTGTTCTCATGCTCCCGTCCTCCAGAACGGCAGGGTTTCCGCCTTGTCATCCTCCGGCGGGTCCGGTGTTTGCAAGATCGTTCCCGCCTCAAATACGAAAATATCCAGCAGGGGGAGGTTGTTCTGCATAAGCCAACCTGTATATGTTTCGCTTCCATATACCTTGTGCGCGATAGCGTCCCAGGCGTCCCCCTGTTTGGTGGTGTAGGTTTTTGCCATGTGCGGGCCTCCTTACGCCAGGGCAAACTTTTTGCGCCGCTCCTCGGCTTTCATTTGCTTGTACATCTTTTTGAACTCCGCAAAACTCATGCGGGCGGCTTCCACGGCCTCCTCCTTGGTGGTGTTGCCGTAGAAATTGAACACAGGGGACCACACGATCCGGTCCCCGTCGCCGTCCTCCGGGCCTCCGCCGCCTTGCGGTTTCGGCTTGGCCCATTCGTCCAGCAGGGCCGCCAGTTTGGACAGCGGCATGACCGCCTCCGGCTCTCCGCCCTCACCGATCATGGCCAGTGTGGGGGCGGTTGCAATACCGCCGGCGGCCAGGGCCGGAATGGTTGGGATATTAAAGCCCAGGGTTGTGCCGCCCACGCCCGGCACCCAGTCCGGGATCGTCACGGAAATGCTGTTGATCTTCTCCAGCACCCAGTTAATGGCCGAAACGACCCCGTTGATCGGTGCTTTTGCCAGATTTACGATCATCCCAAACAAATTTCCGAAAATATTCACAATATTCTGCCAGGCCGCGCTCCAGTTTCCAGAAAAAACATTTTGCACAAATTCAATGATGTTTGTGAAAATAGCTTTTACATTTTCAACGGCTGCCTGTATGCTTTGCCACCATCCTGTGATAAAGGCGGACAGCATGGGAAAGTTTGTTTGAAACGCGGTCACCAGATTGGAAATTGTGGTGGTGACCCAGTTCTGAATATTTCCGAACACCTGTGCTATTTTTGCGCCCAGCTCCGCGGCCTTTGCTTTCACGGTGTCCCAGTTTTTGTACAGCAGAACGCCGATAGCTACCGCCGCGCCGATGGCCGCCACAACGGCCAGGACGGGCAGATTAAGTGCGGTCATGGCTCCAGCCAGGGTAAAGGTGCCCGTTGCGCTGGCTGCGGTTACTACCTTGTAGACGCCCATAACGGCGTTGTATGCAGTCACCGCCAGCTTATACGCCTTATAAGCGGCCACCGCTGTCAATATGCCGGCGGCCAGCGCCAGGATCAGATCCTTGTTTTCGGAAACCCATTTTACCGCCGCTTCCGCCGCCGGTATGATGGTCCCTGTCATGTAGTCCCCGATCTTGCCCAGGCCCTCTTGCACGACGGGCAGGGCCGCCTCTGCCAGCTCTCTGACATATGGCAGAATATTGGTGCCCAGCTCCGTCAAAAAGTTCGCGCCCAGGTTTTTGATCATCTGAATGTCATAGGCCAGCGTGTCGGTTTGCCGCTCAAAGGCGGTGTTTGCCGCGCCCGTGGCCTCGTACATTTCCGCTGTCTTGCTGGTCAGGTTTTCCGCCTGAGTCCCCGCCATGGCCAGCACGGCGGTTTGCGCCTCTACGGAGGAGAACAGCCCGGCAAACGCCAGTTCATTCCCGCCCACGGATTTTTTCAGGGCCTCCAGCGCCCCTTGCAGGCCCTCGCTCTCCAGCAGGGCTTGTCCGCTTTCATAGCCCATGCTTTGCAAGGCCGCGCTCATATTCTTGGACGGCGAAAGGAAGCCCTGCATAGTCGCCTTTAGCTGGGTCACCACTTCTGCGGTGGATCCGGTTACGCCTGTCAGGGTGGCCATGGCACCGAAAAGCTGCTCCTGCTCCACGCCCAATGTGCTGGCCAGCGGTATCACTTTTCCCATGGCCGCCGCCAGCTCCGGGAAAGTGGTTTGTCCCAGTCGAACCGTGGCAAAGGACAGATCCGCCGCCTTTTGCACGGCCTCCGCCGATGTATCGCCGTAGCCCTTTGTGACCGCGGACAGCAGATTGATACTGTCCGTTGTGGTGGCGTTTCCTGCCGCCGCCGATTTTGCGGCGGTTTCCAGTATACTGGCCGCGTCCGCGCTGTCGCCAAATGCAGATACTACCTGATACATGCCGTCGGTCAGATCTGCCGTGGCCACGCCCGTCCGGTTCGATACCTCCATGATCTGGTTCCCGATTTCCGCGGTGCGTGCCGTCACCTCTGCCTCTGTTCCTGTCAGCAGGGTTGCGACATTGGCCAGCTGGGCTTCATAATCCGACGCGGCCTTTACCGCTGCCACACCTATGGTCCCCACGGCGGGGGGGCCCGCCGCCCCCCCCCCGGCCGCCGACAGGGAGAGCAGCTCGTTGTCCAGCTCACCCGCCAGCTGCGCCTCCGTCCAGGGATCGGAGAAGCACTGCCGCTCCAGCTCCGCCGCCTGGGGCAGATGGGCCCGCTCCATGGGGATCAGCCTGTAGTTCATCCCTCCGCCCCCCTCAGTAGAGCGCCCGCAGCAGCAGGGCCGCCAGCAGCACCAGGAACAGGACGCTGCCCAGCAGCAGCAGGCCGCTGCCGGCC